AAAAGGGAATATTATGGTAAAGGGTAAAGAACAACGAAAGATTAAGAAAGTGATGAAGGAATACAAAGAAGGCGAACTTCATTCGGGTTCAAAAACTGGAAAACTGGTTACGAATCCGAAGCAAGCGATTGCAATAAGTCTGAGCGAAGCTAAGAAGAAAAAGTAAATAATTGAGCCGGTTAGGATTTGTAACCGACTCAAATCTGATTTACGTACAGTTACCGCCAATGCAATCACTAGCCAAAACAAACTAGTTACGCTTTTACGGCCATGGAAGCCGGAAATATCATACTTCAAATTAACATATAAATGATTGGGAATTATTCTTCAATAAGAAACTCATGAATTGAGTTTATATAGTTTATGGCATCTTGTTCTGTTCCGAAAATTGCTAGAACTTTCCTTATTGCAGGATCTGAATTACTATCTACATAAACTTTAAAAACGGTCATTTCATGATCTGCATCTATTGAGATACAGCAAAAACTATCTAGATTAACAAGAGAGTTGTATTCGTCAGCCCACCACTTTTTCATTAAAATTCCTCGTCTCCTTGAATTCCACTTCCTTCAATTTTTAGATATCCATCTTTTAAATCAAAATCCGTGGTATTAAAGTTTAGGTATTGTTCTCCTCCGCCATCCAGCCACCAGGACATAAAATTATCGGCTGCCTTGTGGTTATCAAATTCTAGTGTGACTATCATTATTCTTCCCTTGTCCTTCGAAGCATTTCTTTAGCTGCCCATCGAGCCGCCATAGCCATAGCAGTTATTTGTAGTTGAGTTTTACTACTCCAAGGTAGCTTCTCCTCTCCCCACTGCATTGTATAGAAAACACCGTCTATTTCTTCATTCATTTCAGTGTCGATAGTGACTGCTTTGTTTGAATATATTCTAATGTCAGAACCATAGGGCATTTCGAAGATAATTCCAACTTGATGTTTTTCTGTTTTATCCATCATTTCTCGAATAAGTTTATCTTCTTGCTTTCTTAATCCTTCACCTGCCGCATCCATCAATTTTTTGAAATCTTCATCAGTCATTCTTACCCTCCAACTTCCCAAGTCTTTCTACCAATGAGGAAATCATGCTCAATGCGTCAGCATATTGCTGATTCAACTGTTCGTTTTGAGCGTACAGTTCAAAAAGCATTTTTGACATGTCGCGCATTTTTGCGAATAGGCATTTTTGGATTTTACGGAGCGATTCTTTTTGGGCAGCCACGTCCGCTTTTACCTCTGAGACTTCGGGTTGTTCGAGTAAATCGTATTGTATTGCTAGTGCCATTATTCTTCTATTTCCATCCAATGACTTACATATTCCAATTCATTATATTGATCTTCATAAGATATAAAAATGTCATTATATCTCATTCCTCCCCATCTAATCATGCTTCGATGAAGTGGATCAGCTCTGCAATTAAATATTGTTCCTTTGGGATAGGTCAACTTCAATAAAACAGGCTTTCCTATCGGAGGTAATTGATCTTCAACTTTAATCCAGTCCATTATTCGATTCCTTAACTTGCCAAAAACTCGTGCTAGGATTTCTAAACTCTTCAAGATTCATAGTTTTAAGTTCTGGTATATTTTGGTAATTAATCATACCTTTTCTTTTCCCTAACTTGCCAAAAACTTATGCTCGGCTTCCTAAACTTTTCAAGATCTATAGTTTTAAGTTCTGGTATATTTTGGTAATTAATCATACCTTTTCTTTCAATTTTCTGCAAGGTAATACCGTTTCCTTTAGCATTTTCAGCACCGGATATTTCTAATAGAAGATCTTTTATTTCGTCCTTGCGTTTTTCATTTTCCTTTATTTCACGATCTAGGCGTATATATTCTTCGGATAGATTTTTCCACGCGGAAGAATCAATGGTTTTTATTTGACGGTCATTTGATGGAGGAATTCCGGTTAGCATGTGATCCACATAAAACGCAGCCTCAACTTTAATGAGATTTGCTATGTAAACTTCATCCCTTAAAACCTCTCTAATCGAAATCGGAGTAGGATGATCAGGTCGATAGCTCATGTAATAGATCTTGTCTAAGCCAGTGACTTCAATTTGATGCTGAAGCTGGGGCATGTACTTTTCAGGAATTCCAACATAAATGCAATGAAGGTGATCTTTTTCGCCGGGGCATTTTATTTCGACTGCTGCATCCCCGTCGATTGACAAACCGTCCAAAGAAGCCATCATGAACTCATATTTGGGGCTAAATAGTACCATTGGAGACATTAGGAATCCAGTCGCCAATTCAAATGCTCTTAACGCCTCGGGTTCGAGGTCTATGCCTCTTTGCATGTAAGGGTTTTTGGGAGCCTCTTTTATATCTGTTCCAGATTTTTCTAAGAATACGTCGTATGCACATTTCCAAGGCGACACACCCATTAAGGCGGGCGCATCGCTTGCTCCAATAAATTCCTTTCTCATTGCGTGCCATGCTGCGCTCCTTTGTTCCATTTATTTCTCCTTTTCTGATTCTTCTTTCATAAGTTTAATGCACAAGTTAAAAGCTTCAGGATATTTCACCTGAAGAGGTATTACTAAATTATCGATGCAACTTTTTATTGAATAGTGCAACGAACACTTCTTAAGTTCTTTTTCTGATAATTTTAAAGGTTTTATATTTGATCTGCCTTTTTTAATTTTATCCTGCATATTATCTCTATGAGTTCCAATCCAAATCCGATCATTTCCATCTATTCCACCTCTCTAACTTTCTCAATATTTTTCAAACCCCATTCTTTAAGAAACTTTTCAAGTTCCTGCTTCTGTTTTTCAGAAACTTTGTAACCCGTATGTTCCTCAAAATGTCTAATTATTAAATCTTTCCAGTACCCACAAAAAATTCTATCTTCCATCTATTCTCCCTTAACTTCTAGTTCTGAAACCTTAGCCAGCAACCTTTTCTTTATAGGATCGTAGCACTCAAGCGGAAGCATGTAAAAACTATTAATTCCTTTGCCTTGAAGATAAGCATTCATTTTGTCCTGATCCTCGGATGGGCATTTGTCTAATAACTCTTGTAGTTCTTCGGCTTGAGTTTCGCTTACGATCGTAGGTGATTTAACTTGTAGTTCTTCGGCTTGAGTTTCGCTTACGATCGTAGGTGATTTAACTTGTGAATTCTGGGCTTGATCCATTTCCTCGCTCGTGTAAAGTCCGCTTAGTTCGTTAGGAAATGCTTTACGTAGAGCCAAGGATTCCGCGCATTTATCTAGCATAACCGTTGGTTTCGTATCCCAAAATTGTGACTTATAGTTCGGCTTGTACTCATCAAATAGACACGTAACCGAAACTTCATGCCATGTTCCATCTTTTGTCTGTTTTTTAACGTAAGAAGTACTGCTAAACAGCCTATCTCCTTTGTATACGTGAGTTGATTCCCTTCCTGGCGCATATCTTCCTGTACGCTCAGCAATTAGGCGATATCCGTCAATTGATGTTTGGATCGTCATTGCATCGCCACGCTTTACGGCATAGATTTGCTTCATGAACGGGTCAAGCCCTGTCTTTTTGCATACAGCAGCGAAGAAATGCAGCTCGTCATCAGATATGTTCTTGCAAAGCTGTTTCTTGATAAGCTCGTTTTGTTCCGGGGAGAACATTGAGACTTCATTCTTTTGGTTCTTGTGGATTGACATGCTCATTTTTTAATCTCCAAGGTTTTTTTCTTTTTTGTTAATCTTTCTAAATAATCTATATCTTCCTGAATATCCCTAATCTTCCGTTTCATGGAAAATATTACTAGATCTATTCTATCTTCAACTTCTTTTATCTCATCCATTTTCTCTCTTGCGTAAATTCTTTCTTTTCATTAACTTGAGTTTAAGCTTATCATGGCTTACTCCCAGTTATTTGTTGTTCCCCCTGAGGTGCATCAGGGGGTTTTTTTATAAATGATATGACGCTGAAACCATTTCATTTAAGTAGTTTTTATAATTTATACAATCGTTCAGGTCTTCAAGTTGGTCGCTTGTTAGACCTGAACTCGCTTCATCTGCCAAAGACATTAACATGTCAAATCTGTATCCCGCATCATCATAGTCCTCATAGTCTCTCATAGTCGCAATCCTTTCTGTAACATTTTATTAAAACAAAACTTTTCCCATACCCTTTCTTCATATTCTTTGTACATTCCTTCAAGCTCTTCTTCAGTGTATGTAATCTCAACATCCTCTGTGAGATTGTCCATGTAAACCGGCACATTCATTTTTACTCCTTGTTTGCTTTCTTGCGTTTATAATCTCAAAACGTGATATTTAATGCAAGCGTTTTCTTTTCGTATTGCACAAAAAAGAGGAAATAAATAAGCTATACAGGAAAAGGAGATTTTATGGAATTGAGAGAATATATGATAACTTCGGGAGTAAGGACAAAGTTTTTCGCCGAGAATCTTGGGATTAGTACAGGATTTCTAAACGGTGTTGCGAGTCATAGATACCGGCCATCTTGGAATTTAGCTAAGTCGATTGAGAAGTTTACAAAAGGAAAAGTCACGGCGATCCAACTTATGGAATTGACTTACAAGAACGACAAGGAATGAAAAAGGCCACCTGTTACCAGATGACCCAAAGATAACTTTTAACTAAGGAGAAAAATACACGTTCACTCTTGTAAATTCCCGTGTTTAGATTTCGGGTTTGATCTTAAGTGATGTAATTTTTCCTTGCAAGGATTTTAAGTGTTTGTTAGAAATGACTTTTTCTAAAGGGGTTATGGAAGCTGAAATTCTAAGCGCTATACAGTCGTTGGATGCTACATCTAGATTTACATCAAGTGTGATTGTCGCTCTTCACAATGAAGTGAGAATGTGGAGAAAGCATTACTTGTATCAGCATAATAACTTTCTATTCCGTGATACCGAAGAAGAACAATGGTTCTTTGACCTGTTGATGGATGCTAGCGTTGGTCTAGATAATATCGATGAGTTCGCAAAAAAGAGCCTAGAAGCACACAGAGCTAAAAAATGCACTTGACTATAGAAAACAGTAAGGGTCGGTTTTTGCGAACCGACCCTTTACAGCGATACTACAATCTTTTAGATGAGATTTGTAATTCACATTGTAGTATCGCTGGTTATTTTTTCGCAAGAACAAAATTAATCGGAGATCACTATGACCCTTTTTCGTGTCCAGCATAATAAAAATTATGTCACCGTTAACAATTACA